GCGCTTGGCCCGGACCTCGTTGATGTACATCGCCTTCGTCCACTTCTTGCTGCGCGGCCCGACTCGATCCGGCAGACGCAGCGCCCACATGACTTCGCAGTAGTGCCGCCATGCCTCACTCTGCAACCCCACCAGCGTCCCGTCTGGCAGCTGCATCAGCTTCGCGTTGCTGTGTTGCTGCCCGCAGGCGTGACATGCAAGACCCACACTGCCATCGTCTGTTCCGTCCATGATTGCTGATCTTCCAGTCGCCACCCTCGACCCTGCTGCGCTGCTGGCAGTGGCTGCAATGTCTCGTCCCATCCATCAGTCATTCACCTCGTGCATGTGTACTTCAATCCCCGGCGCTGCCCCGTAGCGCTTGCTGACAGTCAGCTTGATCACCTGCTTGTCGTCGACATACGCGACCCCGTTGCAAGCGTCCAGCACCGCCTTGGCGACGTTGTCCAGATCAGGCTTGCCCGGTATCTCCACACCCTGCAGCGCTGCTTCCCGGCGCTTCCTGGGCCAGCTGGCAGGCACCCGGCAACTGATGTCGATCCGCACCGCCCAGGCGCTCTCAGTCGGGGCCAGCGAACCCATAGCACCCTGACACGCATCAGCGACCTGGCGCTCCCATGCCGCGGTCTTGGCTGGGGTGTACAGGCGCGGCCTGCCGCCAATCGTTGACACTCGCGGCCTGCCCTTGCCGACAGCATCGCCGTCGAGCCACCAGTAGAGCGACAGGCTCATTCGCGCCACGCTGCCCGCTGCAGCACCCGGACATGACAGCTGTGGTGCAGCGTCGTCAGCTTTGCTTGGCCCTGCTTGCGAACCCAATGGCGAGTCCCGCCAGGCGTCTCCAGATCGCGGTGGTGGTACTCGTAGACCTCGCCGGTGCGCGACAGCTCGAACCAGTCGCCGACCTGCATGTTGCGGACTCTCACGATATCGCTCATCGCCGCGGCCCCAGCAAGCGCTGCAGCCTGACCTGCACATCCCCGGTCTGCACCAGGTGAGCGTGGATCAGCCCCTCGATGATGCTGGCCCTGCTTTGCCGCTGCTGATCTGCAGCACGGTCGAGCAGCGCCCTGGCATCCGGTCGCAGCCGGATCAGTATTGGCTTCAATGGTGTCTTCATGCGATCATGATATCGGCGCGGTATCAGATGTCCAGCACACCACCAGCACCTGCTGCTCAGAGGAGGATTAGATTTTGCCTATCGGGTCAGCGTTGACGATAAAAAAATATTCCAACACAGACCTTCGATTCGCTGGCATAGTTCAGTCCATGCGATGTCACAACGATATCGCAACACACAACAGGAGCAGACGACATGACCTTCATCGCGTACTACCGCGTCAGCACCGACCGCCAGGGAAAGTCTGGCCTTGGCCTCGAAGCCCAGCGTTCAGCAGTTCTGTCGCACATCGCCGGAGCGCCGCTGCTGGCCGAGTACACCGAGGTCGAGTCCGGTCGCAAGACCGACCGCCCTCAGCTGATCGCTGCACTCGCTGCAGCGCGTAAGGCGAAGGCCACGCTGATCATCGCCAAGCTCGACCGCTTGGCTCGCAATGTGCACTTCATCTCCGGCCTGCTGGAGTCCGGTGTGGCGTTCCGCTGCGCCGACATGCCCGAGGCTGATCGGACATGGCTGCAGATGAGCGCCGTATTCGGCGAGTGGGAAGCCCGCAAGATCGGGGAGCGCACCAGCGCGGCCCTACAAGCCGCCAAAGCCCGCGGTGTGGTGTTGGGGTCGCCCAGCCCCGAGAAAGGCGCTGCAGCCGTTTCTGACGCCGCCCAGCGCTATGCTGCTACGCTGGCCCCGGTCATCGCCGAGATCCGCGCAGCCGGTGCTGTCACCCTGCGTGACATCGCAGCCCAGTTGCAGGCCCGCAGCGTCAAGACCGCCCGCGGTGGCCTGGCATGGTCAGCGCAGCAGGTCAGCAACCTGATCAACCGTCTCAACCAAGAGGAGATCGCAGCATGAACGACAAACCGCTCTGCAAGGTCGCCATCGGGTCGGCCTACCAGCGCCCGCTTCGGCGGGACTTCACCTCCGAGGAGATTTTCTGGCAAGCGAAGCTGCTGGACAAACGACAGAGGCTGACCGCATCGCAAGTCATCGGCAGCGTCATCCAGCTGCTGTTGTGGGTTGGAACGATTGGAGTCATGTTATGGATCGCGTGATGCTTGACGATGCCTTTCAGACAAGGCAATGCCAGAAGCTGCTTGCCTCGGTCGTGGCGACCGCACTGCGCGATTTAGCTGCAGGAAGGGACCAGCGCTGGGACCGCAGCCGGAAACCTGGCGAACGTGAGATGACCATCAGCGGTCATTCGTTCACCGCTGCGCGCTTTTTGTTTGACGAAGAATCGACCGGCGTCGATGTTTACCTCGAATGGCTCGACATCGATGTTGGGAATTTCCGCAAGCGCTTGCTCGAAACGATCTACGATCCCAGTGCGAGGGGCGTAGGTGGCTGGGACTCAAGCCAGCGCCGAGCAATGCGGATCAATTACGAACTCTGGCGCAAGCTGCGCCACAGCCACACCAGTGAATTCGAGGAGGACGAAGATGACAACTGAAGCACAGGAACTGAAAGAGCAGGCGCTTGACGCGCATGAGGAGCGGCATCGGGAATGGGTGCTGCAGGCCCGCGATGTCGCCGTGAAGGTCGCGCTGGACTTCGGCAGCGTGTCGATCAATGACATTCGGCCCCGCTGCCCGCTGCCAGAGGGAGCGCACCCCTCGCTCTACGGTGCGGTGTTTCGCACCCGAGTCCTGCGGCCTGCCGGTTATGTGGTCGCCTTTCACCGCGAGTCGCACGGCAGGGTTGTGCGTTCGTACAAAGTCACAGGAGAACAGTAATGGTCGGAAAGGTAACACCCAACACGATGATGTCAGCGTCACGCATCCCGGCGCTGCTTGGGATGAGCAAGTACGCCAGCCGCAACGACACCCTGCAGGCGGTGATTGCCGCCCACCAGGGCATCGAAGAACCCTGGAAGGGATCGGAGGCTGCAGACTGGGGCAACACCCTCGAGCCGACGATTCTCGCTGAAGCTGCCCGCCGCCTGCAGCTGCGTGATCTGCAGCTCGATCACCCCGAGGCCCGGTTCCACCCTGATCTGCCGCTGGCCTGCAGCCTGGACGGGACCGCAGACGGTGGTGGACAGCGCCTGGTGTCTGATCCGGCGAGCGGCATCATCGTCGTCGGTCAGGACAGCATCGCCCTCGACGGCATCGGTGTCCTCGAGGCCAAGCTCACCAGCTCATGGCCAGAGGATGTCCCGGCGCTCGACCGCGGCCCTCTCCAGCTGCAGGCGCAGATGGACATCATCGGTGCGAAATGGGGGGCGGTGTGCGTTCTCTATCAGGGAATCGAATTGCGGATCTTTCTGTTCGCGCCGCACCCCGAGTCGCTGGCTGCGATCAGCAATGCGGTCTATGACTTCGACCGCCGCATCCAGTTCTGGCGGGACACCGGAGCGATTGATTGGTACCCGGCTGACCAGGCTGGCGACACGGAGCGCATCTTCCCGGTCGCGGAAGACACGCAGATCGACCTGCCTGCTCACGCTGCCGTGCTGATCGACGACATGCAGAAAGCCGCCGCAGACATCGAGGATGCGCAGGCTCGCAAGACCAAGGCAGAGACGGACCTGAAGCTGCTGCTTGGCACGGCAACAGAAGGCAGGCTCGGATCGACAATCGTGCGCTGGCCGATGCGTCACTACAAGGCGCAGCCCGAGAAGATCACCCCGGCGAAAGCCGCCTACAGCATCCGGCAGTCAACGCTCGCCTTGAAAGAGGCAAAATGAGAGTCAGCGCACACACTCTGGCAATCGCCCTGCGAGCAATCGAGGAGTCGCTCGCGGTGCTGCCGCCCAAATCATCGAGACGCACTCAGCTGATTCTTGCAATGACCGAGCTGCGGTTCGCACTCGAAAACCTGAAGATCCAGATCAAGGAGGAAAGCAATGGAAGATGACCCGATTCTGTTTGCCTATGACCGAGCGGTGCTGGCCCTGCAGTCGGCCATCCCCGGCCTGGAGGAAGAGCGAGCGTATGAGGTGGTCGCCGCGATCAGCCTGGCCGTTATTGAAAACATTAAAGAACACCTTCAGGAGCAACCGAAATGACAGCACTCACCACCCACCGCGGGTTTGCGCCCGCCACCATGAGCGAGGCTATCGAGTTCAGCCGTATGCTCGCCGAATCGAGCATGGTCCCCAAGGCGTATCAGAACAAGCCGCAGGACATCATGGTCTGTGTGCAATGGGGATATGAGATCGGCCTGGCCCCGATGCAGGCGCTCCAGAACATCGCCGTGATCAACGGCAAGCCGTCAGTCTACGGTGACGCGGCAATGGCGCTGGTGCAGGCCAGCCCCGTCTGCGAGGATGTGCAGGAGTTCTTCGAGGGTGAAGGCACTGCAAACCCGGTCGCCGTTTGTGTGGCCAAGCGCCGCGGTCGCAACCCGGTGACCGCGAAGTTCTCGGTCGAGGATGCCAAGCGAGCGGGACTCTGGGGCAAAGCAGGACCGTGGCAGGCGTATCCAAAGCGCATGATGCAGATGAGAGCGCGAGGCTTCGCGCTGCGCGATGCGTTCCCCGATGTATTGAAAGGACTCATCACGGCAGAGGAAGCGCAGGATTATCCGGCAGAGGCAGCGCCGCGGGAGCGCGACATCACCCCGCGCAACCCGCTGGATCGGATCGCCGCCCCGGTCGGTGTGCCGATCACCGCCCCGGCAGTCATCGAACAGCAGCTGGCCGACACGGTCGAGCCTAGCGAGGCAGCGACATTCGAGCAGATCACCGCCGAGTTCGCCGCTGCAGGCGTCGAGGTGATCGAGATCCCCGAGGTGGTTGAGGCAATTGAGGAACGTGCCGCGATCATCGAGGAGTCAGGTGTGCCGCCCGATCAGGCGCTGCAACAGGCAGTCGAGCAGGAAGGATACCCGCTGCGAGTACCCGGCAAGACCGAGCCGCACTCGATGCACATCAGTCTGGAGGATTGGCTCGTTGCCTACAACCAACTGGCAGACAAGACTGCTACCGCTGGCCGAGCAGAGCCGCGCACCCGCATGACCAAGCTGCGCGAACTGAAGGAGGCCAATGAGAAGGTCACCGACAGGCTGGCCCCGGTGCTGCAGGCAGTTCTGAATGCTGCTCACCAGCGCCGCCTGAAGATTCTCGGTGCGAGCCTGGACCCTAGCCAGAAGTAATCATCGCAAGCGCGGTGCGCCTGACATCCAAGACGCGCCGCGCCCAGCCCCGCCCGAATGTCTCCCAGGTCTTAAGCTCCTGCAGGAACGCGAGCCGCTTGTCGCAGTAAGCGTTGATGAGTTCCTGCTGGTCCATCTCATTGACCGCGGCCAGGGTCCGAGGCCCGATTGCTCCGTCTTGCGTGGCACCGACCACAGCCTGCAGGAACTTCGCCGCCCTACCTGGCCCACTGTTGATCGCCGTATCGAAGACGCAATAGGCAACACCCGCAGGCATCGCGTCTGCCGCCACCGCATCCCAGTATTTCTTGCGGTAGAGCGGTGCGACATCATCGGGAGTCAAATCTTTGATCGCTTGCACATCGACCGGGTGACCGCACCATTCTTCCCACACCGCCTTCGTGCAGCCGAGATTCGTTGCCCCACCGGGATCAGCCGGGTGATCGACGAATCCACCCTCGTGCGCCAGGACATGCTTCAGGCATTCTTCAAAGCTCATTTGTTACCCTTCCGCAAATTGTCAATCGCTGGGATTACTTGAAGGTTATCAACACAATGCAGCCCACCCTTGCTCAACGGAACAATGTGATCGACATGAAATTGCTCACCTAAAGACATCTCACAATAAAAATCTCGCAAACAATAGATCGCTAATATTTCGTTTGAAATTTCTCCACGAATCATTGCTCGACGATTTGCGTTGTCGGCCAGTATTCTTGCTTTGTTATTTGTTCGATCAGCTCTTTTCCAAAGAAATACTTTCTCAGGGTTTTCTGATCTGTACTTGCGATTGCGTTCTAATTTTGCATCGTAATGTTTGACCGTGCTTTTCTTAACGGCTTCGCGATGTCGCTCCGGATTTTGAGAACGCCTATCGCGCATTATTTCAGCGTAGCAACTTTTGCATCTGCTTTGCAAACCAGATGCGATCCGTTTGTCTGGACTAAACATTGACAATGATTTTTCAATCATACATACCGTGCATCGCTTCACTTCTTCATCAAATCCTTTTGTTGAGAACTATTGGAAGAACCTAGCCAAAAGTTGTAAACACTTGCCGTTTCCCTTGCAAGAACACCAAGAAGAAGCATCATCACATCAGATCCAGTAAGCGTCATATAACCAAGCGCGCTGCCGACAAGCAAACCAAAAAACCCAAGAACTGTAACGATACTAAGCATCGCAGGAATGTGGCTGCGTGTAGCAATCTGCATCTGTCGAGCTGAGTCAGTATTTTTGACATTCAATTCAAACAGCTTTGTTTCGTTTGCCATCTTCGCCAGCTCGCCATTTTGCTCCAGTTGAGCAAGCTCAGCTTTTGCTTTTGCTGCGGCTTCGGGATCAGGCAAGACCCGCTCGAGGATCTTGCCGCCGACCTCAAGTAGTGGACCGAGAGGGATCATTCCGTTTCTCCAGCGCAGTTGATAGGGACTTGCGACCAACGACACCACCGATGGCCCCGATGCAGAGCAGCATGATGTCCTTCAGGATCGCCAAGAAAGCCTCGTCGATCGGACTCATGCGATCCATGTCGTGTTCAACAAACAAAACACCACCAAGAATTGTCAGCACAGACACAACTAGAATGCCGGTCAGCGACAGCGTGATAATTGCCCACACCCGCACCTCAATCTCGTCGTTGCTCATGATGCTTGCTCGATCATGAATGCAATGATGTGCCAGAGGATCAGACCACCAAGAAACAAAATCATCCCAATAAAAGCGTAATCCGTCACCAT